CAACGTAGAAAAAAGAAATAAAAACGGGCAAACAAGTTCTGGTCTTTATAGTTTATTTATTCCAATGGAGTGGAACTATGAAGGATTTATAGATGAATATGGTTACCCTGTTTTTGATACACCAGATAATGAGGTCAAAGGACCTTTTGGTGAATACATAGACATCGGTATATTAGAGCATTGGCAAAATGAAGTTGATGGTTTAAAAAATGATCCAGATGCATTAAATGAATTTTATAGACAGTTTCCTAGAACAGAGGAACACGCATTTAGAGATGAAACTAAGAATAGTATATTTAACTTAACTAAAATATACGAACAAATAGATTATAATGAAGACATATCAGGATCTTCAGTAGTTAACACAGGTAGTTTTCAATGGGTTAACGGTATTAAAGATTCACAAGTTATATTTTATCCAGACCCAAAAGGTAGGTTCAAAATAAGTTGGATACCACCTGCTCACTTACAAAATAGAGTTGTTGAACGTAACGGTTATAAAACACCGGGCAACGAGCATATGGGTGCATTTGGATGTGATAGTTATGATATTTCGGGGACGGTCGACGGGCTAGGTTCCAAAGGAGCACTGCATGGACTCACCAAATTTTCCATGGAAGATGCTCCTCCTAATCACTTTTTCTTAGAATACATTGCTAGACCTCAGACTGCTGAGATGTTCTTTGAAGATGTTTTGATGGCATTAATATTTTATGGTATGCCAATACTAGCTGAGAATAACAAACCTAGACTTTTATATTATTTAAGACGTAGAGGTTATAGAGGTTATTCTATGAACAGACCTGATAGAAGTTGGAACAAATTATCTACTACAGAAAAAGAGATTGGTGGCATACCCAACTCTAGTGAAGACATTAGGCAAGCACACGCAGCAGCTATTGAAATGTATATACAAGAACACGTTGGTTTAAAAACTAATGGTAACTATGGTGATATATATTTTAATAGAACATTAAACGATTGGTCTAAGTTTGATATAAACAATAGAACAAAGTTTGATGCAGCGATAAGCTCGGGTTTAGCTGTTATGGCTTGTAATAGAAATTTATATGCACCAAACGTTAAAAAAGAAAAACAAAGCATAAATATTAGTTTCTCAAGATATGAGAATCAAGGAAACTTTTCAAAAATAATAAAATAGAAATATGGCTGAATCAATTACTAAAAACTATTTTCCTAGCCAAGTCGTAAGTGACTTAGAAAAAATAACACCTCAATATGGTTTGAAGGTTGCTAAAGCTATTGAAAGTGAATGGTTTGATAAAGACTCTGGATCTAATAGATATAAAAGTAATGAGTTAACTTTTCATAGACTTAGGTTATATGCTAGAGGCGAACAGTCAATACAAAAATATAAAGATGAATTATCTATTAATGGTGATTTATCTTATCTTAATTTAGACTGGAAACCAGTACCTATTATACCTAAGTTTGTTGATATAGTAGTAAATGGTATATCAGAGAGAACGTATGATGTAAAAGCTTACTCTCAAGATCCATTTGGCGTTAGTAAAAGAACTGAGTACATGGAAAGCATTATTGCTGACATGAGAACTAAAGAGTTAAATGAATATACAAAACAAGCTTTTGGTGTTGATATATCTAACACACCTGAAGATGAGCTACCTGATTCACAAGAAGAGTTAGAATTACACATGCAGCTTAACTACAAACAAGCTGTTGAGTTAGCAGAAGAGCAAGCTATAAATACTATATTTGATGGAAATAGATATGAGTTAACTAGAAAAAGAGTTAATTATGATTTGACTGTTATAGGTATAGGTGCTGTTAAAAATACATTTTCTAAATCAGAGGGTGTTAAAGTAGAATATGTTGATCCAGCTAACTTAGTTCACTCATATACAGAATCACCATACTTTGATGATATATATTACGTTGGTGAAGTTAAGGTTATACCAGTTAACGAGTTAAAGAAACAGTTTCCTGATTTAACAAATGAAGATCTTGAAGAAATAGTAAAGCAACCACATCCAAATACAAATGGATATAGTAAGGCTAATTACGATGATGTAGACAATAACCAAGTTGAAGTACTTTATTTTAATTATAAAACTTATATGAATGAGGTTTATAAGATAAAGCAAACAGCGACTGGTGCTAGTAAAATATTAATAAAAGATGATTCATTTAATCCTCCAACAGAGGTGTTAGATGATAAGTTTGAAAAAGTTTCTAAATCAATAGAAGTATTATACGAAGGAGTTTTAATAACAGGTACTAAAAAGTTATTGAAGTGGGAGTTAGCTAAGAATATGATGAGGCCAAAAAGTGATTACACTAAGGTTAAAATGAATTATTCTATTGTAGCTCCTAGAATGTACAAAGGACGTATAGAATCGCTTGTAGGAAGAATAACTGGTTTTGCTGATATGATTCAGTTAACTCATTTAAAACTACAACAGGTTATGTCTAGAATGATTCCTGATGGCGTGTACTTAGATGCTGATGGAGTTGCTGAAGTTGATCTTGGTAATGGAACAAACTACAATCCACAAGAAGCACTAAACATGTTCTTTCAAACTGGTAGTATCATAGGTAGATCGATGACATCTGATGGTGATATGAACCCAGGTAAAGTACCTATTCAAGAAATAGCTAGTGGTAATGGAGGTGCTAAAATGCAAAGCCTAATACAAACATACAATTATTATCTACAGATGATAAGAGATGTAACTGGTTTAAACGAAGCTAGAGATGCTAGTACACCTGATAAAAATGCTTTAGTAGGTATACAAAAAATAGCAGCAGCTAATTCTAATACAGCAACTAGACATATATTACAATCTGGTTTGTTTCTAACAGCTGAGCAAGCAGAGTGTATATCTCTTAGAGTATCTGATATTATAGAGTATGCACCAACAAGAGATGCATTTATACAAAGTATAGGTGTTCACAACGTAGCGACACTTTCTGAAATGACAAATTTACATCTATATGATTTTGGTATATTCATAGATCTAGCACCTGATGAAGAAGAAAAGCAGATGCTAGAAAACAATATACAAGTTGCTGTTGCTCAAAAAGGTATAGACCTTGAAGATGCTATTGATCTTAGGGAAATAAAAAACATAAAACTAGCTAATCAATTATTAAAGATTAGAAGAAAGAAAAAGCAAGAGAAAGATCAAGCTATTCAACAGCAGAATATACAAGCACAAGCTCAAGCAAATGCACAAGCACAACAAGTAGCTGCACAAGCTGAAGTACAAAAACAACAAGCTTTAGCACAAACTGAAATGCAAATAGAACAAGCTAAGTCTCAAATGGAGACTCAAAAGATGACACAAGAGGCTGAGATAAAAAAGCAGTTGATGCAGTTTGAGTTTCAATTAAACATGCAGCTAAAGCAAATGGATTTAAACACCATTAACGAAAAAGAAAAATACAAAGAAGATCGAAAAGATAAAAGAACAAAAATACAAGCAACTCAACAGTCTGAGTTAATCGATCAAAGAAAAAATGAGAAACCACCTAAGAATTTTGAATCAGCAGGTAATGATATACTTAGTGGTAACTTTAACTTAGGGTCGTTTGATCCTAAGTAATTATTTTTAATTTTTTATATTATATTATATTATGGCTAAGAAAACAAAAGAAGAAGTTGTTGAAAATGCAACTGAAGAGAAAATTGAATCAACACCTAGTGGTGATAAGATTAAAATAAAAAAACCTAAATTTAGTAAAAATACAGAAGAAGTTGTCAAAGTAGACCTTCGAGAAGTTAATAAATCTGAAGAAGAGGTGATTACTAAAGAAGAAGAAAAAGAAGAAAATGTCATTGAAGAACAACCATTGGCAGAAGAGCCAACAACTAATGAAGCAGTGGGAGGAGAAGATACCCAAAGCGAAGTTAAACAAGAAGATAAAGAACAAGTTCCCGAGGATGAGCAAAGCAGCGTTCTCGAGGAGATAACACAAGAAGAAGTTGTTGAGCAAAAAACAGAAGAATTAATTGAAGAAGTTAAAGAAGCTGTTGAAGAGCAAAAAGAGAATGGAGTTGATTTACCTGAAAACATACAAAAGGTAGTTGACTTCATGAGTGAGACTGGAGGTACACTAGAAGAATATGTAAGATTAAATCAAGATTACAGTTCACTAGATGAAAAACAGTTATTAAAAGAATTTTATAGGTCTACAAAACCACATTTAACAAGTGATGAAGTAGACTTCTTGATGGAAGATTCGTTTTCGTATGAAGAAGATATAGATGATGAAAGAGATATCAAGAGAAAGAAATTAGCGCTTAAAGAGCAAGTTGCTAGCGCTAAGTCCCACTTGGATGGATTAAAATCTAAGTATTATGAAGAAATCAAAGCAGGTTCTAAGTTAACTAGTGAACAACAGAAAGCTGTAGATTTTTTCAATCGTTATAATAAAGAGTCAGACGAGACGAGTAAAGTAGTTGAAAAGCAGAAATTAACATTTAATAAAAAGACTAATGAGGTTTTTTCCAATGAGTTCAAAGGTTTTGAATATAAAGTGGGAGATAAAAGATATAGATTTAAT